GTCAGTTCCGGTAATCAGCATATAGTCTCCACTATCCAAGAACTCAGAAGTTCGTAAGTTTTGCCACCCAATTCTTGCGTGCATTGTAGCTATGTCGGATAACTTACGCTGTTCCCAAGCGTCAGAAAATCCTGCGAACCTGAGCTGAGGTTTTGCACTTTTTTCAGTCATTTTGCACACCTCCCAGCATTTTTTTGAACTCACTAAGTCCGAGCATATCAAATTCGTTGCCTTCAAGGTCGTCAATCATCGCAGAAAGTGTCTTTTCTGTTTCGGAAATCTGAGTTTCTACCTCGGCAAAGGTAGTCTCATATTTCTTTGTCAGTGCTTCAAGTTTTGATACCAGTTCATTTACAATACTATCCGGAAGTTTCATAAGACTTTGAATAAGCGGGGTTATCCATTTGTCTTTTAAGAGGTCAATAACCTGTTCATCAGATAGACTTTCGATGGTCTCTTTTGTCTTTCCTTCAAGGAGTCCTGCGTCTTTTTTTATCGCCGCCTTAAGCTCTTTTTCTTCTGTAGCCAGTGCAGCAACCTTGCGAAGTTTTTCTTTTGTCTCCGGTTCAACACTATCGGATTTCAATGCTTTTTTAATTTCAGCATTTACAAATCCGTCCTCGCTTGCATAATCACCTTCTTTTTCTTCCTCAGTAAGCGAATCAAACAATTCCTCGTATTCTGAAGCAATTTCACTCAAACGATTTTCTTTTGCTTTTAATGCGGCTCTATCATCCGCAAGGAGCGTATCCTGAATTAAGTCAAACGGAATAATACGACCTACCCAGCCTTCTTGAACTTCTTGCTCTTTTCCGTCCTTTTTCTTGATGACCATATTGGGGTCAACTCTTTTTGTAGCTTCAAATTCTGTTTGGATTATTTCTAAATCAACTGCGATTTTTGTCCAATCGTCATCAAACAACTGATACGCTTCATACTTATCGACCAAAGGAATATCCTTTAATCGCTCAAATATATTGGCGGAAAGAGTCGCTTCTGCCTTTGAAATATTCAAGGCGGTCATCTTTTCAATAAGTTCATCATACAAATACTCATCAAAGCCGCTGAATACATCACGATATTTATTCTCAAATGAGCAGACATCGGAGTGTTCTTTAATTGCTTTCTTAATGTTTTCTACTCTCAAATTGCAATAAGCAGAAGAAGTGTTTTCAAAAAGAGCATTTCTAAGTTCCGGGAAAGCAATCCAATACTCTTTGAGTTCATCTATCTCAGAAAGAGGAAGTCCACCGAACATAGAAGCATAAATATCCCAAGACTCGGCAGCTTCTGACGAGTCAACATATCGTGGAATATTCAGGTTATACTCATTCTTTCTGATTTCATCTCTGCTGACAACCTTTGAGAATTTTTGTACGCTTTCTCGTTTCGTTACAACATCAACAATTCTCTTAATATCAGAAGCACGGAGCTTATTGTTCTTTCCAACCTTAATAAATCCTTTTGAAGCGTCAACGATAAGTACATCTGTGTTCGAGCGTTTCTGCTTTAACACCATAATAATCGTAGGAATACCGGTTCCAAAGAATATATTCGCCGGCAATCCGATGATGGCGTCAATGTGGTTCTGTTCAATAAGGTTTTTGCGAATTTCTCCTTCTTCACCGCCTCTGAATAAAACACCGTGAGGAAGTACAATAGTCATAATACCGTCGCTCTTAAGGTGGAAAAGGTCGTGCAATAAAAATGCGTAATCAGCTTTTCCTTTTGGCGCAAGTCCAAAACGAGCATATCGAGGGTCGGTCTCTTTATCTGTTGGATTCCAAGCCTGAGAATAAGGCGGATTTGAAACCACTGCGTCAACATACAACGGGTCATAAGTACCAATCGGGTCGTTTTCATCGAAATACGGCCAGTCGTCCTCCAAAGTATCTCCGTTGCGTGTAACGATGTTATCAGGCAGGATACCACGCATAACCAAGTTCATGCGGGTGAGGTTATATGTATTCTGCTTCAATTCCTGAGCATAGTATTTTATGTTGTTTTCATTATCAATAAACTTAGCAACGCTCTTACCAATATTGATAAGCAAAGAGCCTGAACCGCTTGTCGGGTCATAAATCTTTATTTCATTTCTGTCTTTTAAGTGGTCTGCGACGATTTCAGACATAAGGAGCGATACTTCGTGGGGCGTGTAGAACTCACCGGCTTTTTTACCGGCATTTGCCGCAAACATACTGATAAGATATTCATAGATAAAGCCAAGAACATCGTAATCCTGCTTGCCGTCCATAGGAATATCTTTAATCAAATGAATAAGGTCACTGATAGCCTTGGACTGAGAAGCAGAGCTGTCGCCCAGTTTTGACAGTCCTGTTTGAAGGGTATCAAATACTCCCTCAAACACTTTCTTGTGGGTCGGATTTATCAAACGGCTAAATGCAGAAAGAGCATCACGAACATCTTGCACGCTGAAATCACTGCCTTTTGCAAGCCAAGTTGAAAATAAGTTATCATAAGAAATAAAGTATCCCAAGTTTTTCTGAATACTTACAACCGTGTCTGTATCTTCTTCTGTCAATTCAGGAAGATACTCGTCAGTCCAATCGTTTGCTTTCAGATATTTAACTTCTTTTTCAGAAAGGAATTTATAGAAAATAAAGCCTAAAATATAGTCTTTATATTCATTTGCTTCTATTTTGGAACGCATTTTATTTGCTGACTGCCAAATTGTAGAAGCCAATTGCTGTTTATTCATTGTCGTTGTCCTCCCTTTTTTCGTAGATAAGCCTAATGTCATAACCTAATCCTTCCATCATTTGAATAAAAGTTTTATTTACAACACCATCATCTTTCTTTACGATACGATTTACATACTGTACGGTTTTTCCTATTTTTTCAGCTAAAGCAGCTTGTGTTGTATCAGCTTCAACACATTTTATTTTAATATCTTTTTCAATATTGTTTTTTATCATATAACCGTCCTCCGTTCTGTAAATTAAACAGATCCATTTAATATTATGGCATAAATAAGATGATTTTGTCAATATATTTGGTTTATAATTTAATAAATAGGTTTTCAATAAAACTCAAATAAAGATTCAACGAAGGATTAATGTTAAGGTTTTATTGATTTAGCACATTGAATTTTCAACAGTTAAGTCAACTCAACCCCATTTTTACAGTAATTTTATCAACTCACCACCTTTTTGACAGTAATTTCGTCAACTCGGTAGCCAAAAAGTAATAATGTCCACACAACCTTGTGTTTTTATGGTTTTAGATATGTTCTCACAATAAAAAATCCCGTGACTTTGAACCCAGCTTGAATATGAGTTCAAAATCACGGAAATCCCTTTATATCAAGCACTTTTGCACTCTTATATATCGCCCCTTGATAGAGTAGAGCAGTGGGGTTTCCACCGCCCCCTCATCAAACCGTACATGCGATTTTCCCGCATACGGCTTTCCGATATTCTTCTTCCTTCAGCATTCAACCGCAAATAAGATTCACACTATTAACCTTTCAAATTTATTTTAGTTCAAATCAAAATTTTATTTTAATTTCAAAAATCGTCTTTTATCATATTATAAAATGGTATAAATTCAGGAACAAACCTATTAACATAACCTTCATCATCAACATGTACTGTTAATATCCATCCACCTACATGAGCAGCTAATCTTTTACCTTTCATCCAAGCAGATTGTGCTTCAAAAGTTCCTGCTTCAATAGCATGAATATTTCTATAAAATAAACTCATTGCTTTATGATGATGTCCATTTATTAATATATTTGATTTTTCTCCACCTGACATTGAATCTATATATTTTTGTATTGAATAAGATAAAGCATAAGATCCTCCATCAAGAGGATGATTTAATTCAATTACACAATTAGGTGTTAAATTTATTTTAGCATTCAACATTCCTAAATAAGTCATATCATCTCTTTTACTATCTATGTATATTCCCATATCATGACCACAAGCTTTAATAGTTGAAGCATCATGATTACCATTAATAAAATATGTTCTAATATTTTTTCTTTTTGGATAATTTTTTACTATGTAATTTTCTATAGCATCTGCACCATGGATAAAACATTCATATGCATGACCTGCACGCATATTTTCTCCTTCACTCATATCACCAGAATGATATACTGTTGTAATACCTTCTTTTGAGAAAATATCATACATTGTATTTAGATGTGTTATTTGTTGATATTTAGATCCTAAATGAGTATCACTAACTACTCCGAATCTAATTATTTTATCACCATTCCAATTTATATCATAAATATTTTCTTTTGTTATAATATCTTTACAAAGTATTAATTTATCACCTATATTTTCTATTATGTATCCATTATCTTTAAAATCTTCAATTGTAGCATCTAATACTCTATTTGATATTTTATATTTTGTTAGTAATAATTCTTTTTCAATACCTTTTTGTAAATCTTTTAGTATAGCTTCAGGAATATTTATTTCTTTTTCTTTAGTATCTGAAGTATTCACAATTATATTATTTTTATATGCAAATTTTCTAGTTATATCTCTAGCACGTTCTCCGCTAATTCCAAACTGCTGTCCTATATCTTCCCACGATAAATTTATTTCATTGTTACGTTTTTTTAAACCAACTTTTATAAGTTCGTTTCTATCAAACATTTATTACCTCTCATAAATTAAAAATTTGTTCCCTTCGACTAGGGTAGAGGATCTTTTTGGAGTTGCACCAAAATTAATCTACAAGATCCATATTGGAAAGAGTGGAGTTAACCACTCTTATATGTTTTAAAACTTAATATTTATTTTTGGCTTATTATTTTTCCTAGTTATAGTAATATAAAGCATTCCATCTTTAACATCACCTTCAACTGTTTCAACTAAATTAGATTTAATTTCAAACCTAAGTTTTAAAGGTTCTATAAAATCTTTTACATCTTCTTTAGGAGTACCAGTGATATAAAGATAATCTTTATCTCCTATAGATTCTGTTGTAAGCTGAATATCTTCCTTACTAAATCCTGCACAATTCACAGCTAAAATTTCCTTATTATCTTTTGTAACATGTTTGTAAGAATACCTTTTACTACAACTTTCTAAGTTAAACTCCTTATCAAACCAATAGAAATAATTTAACATAATAAAAAATCCTCCTTAAATTTAACAAATGTAATAAAATTAATTTAATATCCATAAAATTACCCTCATGTAGATAATTTTATGATAGAGTAGGGGATATAACTCCCCTAAAAGTTACTTATTATCTTTTACTGCTTTTTCTATAAGTCCATTAATCAATTCATCTAAATCTCCATAAGCATTATTTAATACAACTTTTGCATCTTCACTCAAAATAGTTAATATTCTATCTTTTGCATCTTCAAAAGCTGCATTTTGTGCTTCTTCATCAAAACTATTATTCTTCTTTAGGTTATCTACAAATGTATTCTGTACTGCAACAACACTTGCTTCTACTGTATCAAACAATATACCTAAATACTTTTCAACTTTAATGTTTTTAACTTTTTCATCTAATTCTGCATTTTTCTTTCTTAAAAAATTAACTATAAAAGCACCTACCACTGGAATAACCATAATAGCAAAATTAATTAGAACCTGTTGAAACTGATCCATAATATTTACATCTCCTTAATTTTATTTTAATAATTATTTAAAATTTACAATGTTGGATTGGGCGTATTATCGTCATCCTCTTCATATTCATCATCTAAGAAGTCAAAAAAATAATCCAAACCTTTTTCAACACTTTCAAGTCGAGTACTTTCTTTTAGGGTAATAAGCCTGTCCTTTAATACCTCAAATGTAGCAGCAACTGCATGACTTGAAGAAGCTAGAAGTTTGCGGATAACTACAGTTATCAAAGTTCTGTTCGATGATGGGATAGCATAAATTATATCCTTCTTGAGATAATCATTCACCATAACATACAAAGCTGCCTCTTGTGGAGACAGTTTAAAATCAACCGTAATACATACCCTCTTTTTAAATGCAATATAATCAGCAACGTCTTTTCTAAGAGTTCTCTGCACTACCGGTTTTATATGGGATTTTAAATCAGCAAAATCCTTTGTCTTGATATACCTTTTGGCAAAAAGTCTTTTGTCAAAAAATATCTTTTCATCAATAAAATATACAAGTCCATAGAGATCCAAAAGGTTATTCTGCAATGGTGTAGCTGTCAACATGATTTTAGGAATCCCTCTGGTTATCTCGTAGATACTCTTTGCAGTTTTAACACCAGATTTGTGTACATTTCTAAGCTTATGAGCTTCATCAAATACAACAAAATCCCAGTCTGTTCTACAAAACATCTCTGCTTTTTTTGACGCATATGTATATGAGCAAATAACAACCACAGGTTTTCGATTTTCCTTACTGACTTGCTCATGATATTCGTCTATATTGAGACTATCTACTACAATTGACTCAATTTCGAATTTATCTTCTAACTCTATTTGCCACTGTTTTCTTAGGTTTGAGGGCAGAATTATTAAAATTCGCTTAGCCCCGCTTTGCAGGACATATTTGATGACAAGTCCAGCTTCAATTGTTTTGCTCAATCCTACTTCATCAGCGAATGTCAACCCCTCCTA